ATCTTCGGTAACGGAGAGTTCTTCGACATCAAAGATGACATCATGGACTACAACGGTAATCCGATGGATGTCCAAGCCATGCGTGCATTGCTCATGGAAGACTTAACCCGTCACAAGATTCGCAAGTCAGTAGACCAGATTGAACTGATGGCAGAGATTTATGGTACTGGTATCGGTGAGATTATGGTTAAGACCGAGACAGAGTATATTCCCTCTACTCAGCCGATTCCCGGCAGTACGCAAGCTGCGTATGGAGTACAAGAGAAAGAATACTTCTGCGTTAAGATTAACCCAGTAAACCCTAAGAACTTCCTGATTGACCCTAACGCTACCTCGATTGAAGATGCGATGGGTGTAGCGATTGAGAAGTTTGTCTCTATCCACAAAGTGGTAGAAGGCATGGAAAAAGGCATCTATCGTAAGGTAGACATCGGACCTGCTGGCAACGATGACGACTTAGAAGTAACTCAAGAAGTAATCCAATATCAAGATGACAAGGTTAAACTTCTCACCTATTACGGATTAGTCCCTAGAGAGTACCTAGATGAGCTTGAGAACGACGGAGACGAGGTAGTTGACCTATTCCCTGAGTCAAGCACTGCAGACACCTACAGCGACCTCGTAGAGGCTATTGTGGTGATTGCTAATGATGGTTTGCTTCTCAAGGCAGAGCGTAACCCCTACATGATGAAAGACCGTCCTGTAGTTGCTTACCAAGACGATACCGTTCCTAACCGCTTCTGGGGTCGTGGCACAGTAGAAAAAGCATACAATATGCAAAAGGCGATTGATGCACAGCTCCGCAGCCACCTAGACAGCTTGGCATTAACGACTGCACCTATGATTGCAATGGATGCTACTCGATTACCTCGTGGTGCTAAGTTTGAAGTTCGTCCCGGCAAAGCCATCCTCACCAATGGTAATCCTTCTGAGATTATGATGCCATTCAAGTTTGGACAAACCAGCCCTGAGTCTGCTGCTACGGCACGAGACTTTGAGCGTATGCTTCTCATGGCAACTGGTACTCTGGATAGCCAAGGCATGGTAACGCAAGCTACCCGTGATTCTTCGGGTGCTGGTATGTCGATGGCTGTTTCTGGGATTATCAAGAAGTACAAGCGTACCCTGACTAACTTCCAAGAAGATTTCATGGTCCCATTGATTAAGAAGGTTGCGTTCCGCTATATGCAATTTGACCCAGAGCGTTATCCTTCTGTAGACATGAAGTTCCTACCTACCGCTACGTTGGGTATTATGGCTCGTGAATACGAACAGCAACAGCTTATCGGTTTGTTACAGACTCTTGGACCTGATACTCCTGTATTGCCAATCATCCTCAAAGGCATCATTGCTAACTCCAGCCTGTCGAATCGTGCTGAGATGGAGCAAGCCTTAGACCAAATGAGTCAGCCAAACCCAGAAGCACAGCAACAACAGCAGATGGCGCAGCAAATGCAGATGGAACAGGCTCAGGCACAGACCGCTTCCTTGCAAGCTAGAGCGCAAAGAGACCAAGCAGAAGCTCAGAAGACCGTAGTTGAGACCCAATTACTGCCTGAAGAACTCAAAGCCAAGGTCATTAGTTCACTTTCTACCAACATTGATGGTCAAAACCAAGACAATGAGTTCGAGAAGCGTGCAAGAATCGCTGATTTGATGCTCAAAGAAAAGGACATTGACAACAAAGGTAAGATTGTTGAACTGCAGATGCAGAAATCAGCTCAAAAGTAAAGAAAACTATTGACTTTTTAACAAAAGTGTGGTAGAATTGCAACAAAATAAGTAAGTAAAGATTGAAAACAAAACTAACCGACACTGAGAAAAGCCTAAAGTATGTAAATACTTCGGCTGGTCGGTTTAGAGCGTTGGTTAAAGGTGCTAAAGCAAGTGCCACTAAACGTGGACAGGTTTTTGCACTTACTTACGAAGATATATGTTTACTCTGGATAACACAAAACGGCAAATGTGCTTATACAGGTTGGGATATGGACTATATCACAGGCTCCAACACTGTTGTCAGTATTGAGCGTGTTGATAACACCATTGGGTATTTACCTTCCAACTGTATTTTAGTTTGTTGGTGTGCTAACAGAGCTAGAAATAACTTAGATTTTACATTTTTTAAAGAAATGTGTAAAGCAATTAGTAGGAAAAAGTAACTTCTCCTCAAAGGACAAAGAAGAATGATAGATAAGAAACTTCAACAGTATTACGAGAACCGCTTTTCAATGATGTCTACTGAAGGGTGGAAAGATTTAGTGGAAGATGCACAAAATATGTTCAATTCGTTGAACCATGTGCTATCAATCCAGAGTGAAGCGGATTTAATGGTAAAGAAGGGACAACTGGACTTGCTTCAGTGGCTCATTACCCTTAAACCTGCCTCAGAACAGGCTTACGACCAACTCATTAACGACTCCTCGGGAGAGGCTCAGAATGGGTAGACGGTTATACGACTTTAAATGTAGTCAAGAACACATTACAGAAGGTTTTGTTGATTATGAGACAACAACAATCTCCTGTAGTTGTGGGAATGTAGCTAATCGAATTATCTCTCCTGTAAGGGTGAGTTTAGATGGCACAGACCCAATCTACGTGTCTGCCTACGATAGGTGGGCGAAAAGGCACGAAGATAAGCAGAAGCAAGAAGCAAAGCAAAACGCCTAAGATACCTTTACCGCAGGTAAAGCCTTAGATTACAAATCCTAAAATCACTTGATTCGGTGACAGGAGACTTTAAATGGCAGCAAACTTTATTCAAGAAGAAGAACTGTTTAACGGCAGTGAGCAAGAAGAAGTACAAGACGTTACAACCCCAGTACCCGACAGCACTACTGTAGACAATACTGAAGCGGTTGATGTCAAAGAACCCGTAGAAGAATTACCAGAGAAGTATCGTGGTAAGTCTGCTATTGAGATTGCAAGGATGCACCAAGAAGCTGAAAAGCTCATCGGTCGCCAAGCGAATGAGGTTCATGAAGTACGGAGTCTTGCAGACCAACTGTTAAAACAACAACTCGACTCTAGGGCTAAGGAAGCGAAGCCTATTGAAGAATCGCTCGAAGACGACTTTTTTGCAGACCCAGCTAGTGCGGTCAACAGACAAGTAGAGAAGCATCCTGCAGTTCTTGAAGCAAGACAAGCAGCGTTAGAAATGAAGCGCATGAAGACAGCTCAACAGTTGTCCTCAAAGCACCCAGACTTTGCAACCATCGCACAAGATGCAGGGTTTCAAGATTGGGTTAAATCTTCTGCTATTCGCTTAAACTTGTTTGCTCGTGCAGACGCTGAATTTGACTTTGAATCCGCTGATGAGTTGTTAAGTACTTACAAAGAACTTAAACAAATCAAACAGCAGAACCAAGTTCAACAATCAGCCAATGTAGAAAGCAAAGCCCAAGAACAGGCAATGAAGGCAGCTACAGTCGATGTTGGTGGTGCTGGTGAAAGCAGTCGAAAAGTATATCGTAGAGCAGACCTTATTAAACTGAGAATGACCGACCCTGATAGGTATATGCAACTCTCTGACGAGATTATGCAAGCATACCAAGAGGGGAGAGTTAAGTAATTTTAGACTTTCTAATTAAAGGAAATACATCATGGCAAAAGTAGCATACCCCGGCGGTAGTTCATCTATCGTCAACAGCACAAACGCAGCAACATTCGTACCAGAAATTTGGTCTGATGAAGTCATCGCTGCCTACAAGAAAAACCTAGTATTGGCAAACCTTGTTCGCAAAATGTCTTTCAAAGGCAAAAAAGGTGACACGCTGCACATTCCTAAGCCAACTCGTGGTACTGCAACCCTCAAGGCTGCAAACACCGCAGTTACCATCCAAGCTGATACCGAGAGCGAAGTACAGGTTCTAATCAACCGTCATTTCGAGTACTCACGTTTCATCGAGGACATCGTCGAAGTTCAGGCTTTGGCATCGCTCCGTTCGTTCTACACGGAAGACGCTGGTTACGCTTTGGCTAAACAAGTTGATGACGACCTCATCGCTTTAGGTAAGTCTTTTGGTAACAGCGATGGTGCTGATTGGGTACACAGCAATGCGTACTTCATCGACGCAACCACTGGTTTGACAACTTACGCTGTTGACACAGTAACCACATCTGACTTGTTCACCGATGCTGGTTTCCGTAAGCTCATCCAGTTGATGGACGACGCTGACGTACCAATGGATGGTCGTAAGTTTGCGATTCCTCCTTCACTGCGTAACGCAATCATGGGTATTGACCGTTATAACAGCTCTGACTTCGTTGATGGTCGTGGCGTAAACAATGGTCAAATCGGTAAGCTGTATGGCATTGACATTTATGTGTCGAGCAATATGCCTGTTATCGAAACAGCCGATGAAAACACCGCTGGCGATGCAGTTAAAGCCGCACTCTTGTTCCATACCGACACAATGGTATTGGCAGAGCAGTTAGGTGTTCGTTCACAGACGCAATATAAACAGGACTATCTCTCAACTCTTTATACCGCAGACACTCTCTTCGGTACGAAGGTTGTCCGCCCTGAGGCAGGTTTTGTTCTTGCAGTAAACGCCTAAAAAGCAACTAGGTGGGAGGCTCGAAAGAGCTTCTCATCTTTTTAAAAGTATGTTATACTTAGCATATTTCTAAAAGGATTCTAGTGAAACAGTGTTCTAACTGTAACCAGACAAAAGAGTTTAAAGAGTTTTACATGAATAACGGTAAGCCTAAATGCTACTGTAAAGAATGTGTAAAACAAAAGAACAGAGAATGGAAACAAGTCAATAAAGACAAAGTAGCTGAATACGACAAAGCATGGCAACAAAGCAACAAAGATAAGAAGTCAAAGAACTACAAAAACTGGCAGGTTAACAACCGAGCAAAAGTAAATAGTTACAATTCGTATAGACGGGCTTTAGAATTACAAGCAACACCAAAGTGGTTAACTGCTTCTCATAAACTGCATATGGAATGTAAATATTCACTAGCGGTAATGTTTAGTAAATATACCGAAGAACAGCATCATGTAGACCACATTGTTCCTTTGAATGGAAAAACAGTATGCGGTCTTCATGTACCTTGGAACTTACGAGTAATTCCTGCTACAGAGAATCTTCGTAAATCTAATAAAATCTAGGAGACTATCATTTCTATCTATCGTGGCGCAGGTGGTGCAGGAGACGCTGTAGCGGATTCTTCAAGTGAAGCCTTATTAATTCGTGAACTCGTTGCCGAAGCTCAGGTTGATGCTGACGCTGCTGCTGCGAGTGCTGCCGCTGCTGCGGGTTCTGCATCAACAGCCTCTACCGCTGCAACCAATGCACAAACTGCAGAGACTAACGCAGAGACTGCAGAGACAAACGCTGAGACTGCTGAAGCCAATGCAGAGACAGCGCAAGCCGCTGCTGAGGCTGCACAGTTAGCTGCAGAGACAGCTCAAACTGCTGCTGAACTAGCAGAAACCAACGCAGAGACTGCAGAGACTAACGCTGCATCCAGTGCTTCTGCAGCTTCCTCTAGCGCATCTACAGCTTCAACTCAAGCTACTAACGCAAGTAACTCAGCTACGGCTGCAGCTACTTCAGCCACTAATGCATCCAACAGCGCAACCGCTGCTTCTACGAGTGCTTCCAATGCTTCTACGTCAGCAACTAACGCTGCATCGTCTGCGTCAGCGGCTTCTACATCTGCAAGCAATGCCTCCACATCAGCAACCAACGCAAGTAATTCTGCTACTTCAGCTTCAACATCAGCTACAACAGCTACTACTCAAGCAGGTATAGCAACCACTCAAGCTACTAATGCATCGAGCAGTGCATCTGCTGCTTCTACTTCTGCAAGTAACGCAGCTACATCCGAAACAAACGCTGCATCCAGTGCGTCTACAGCGACCACCCAAGCTACTAATGCAAGCAACTCTGCCAGCGCAGCAGCCACTAGCGCAACTAATGCTAGTAACTCAGCCAGTGCTGCAGCAACCTCAGCAACCAATGCTGCTGCTTCTGAA